GTACCGGGCATGATCGCCTTGGGGGCCTCCCCCCACCCCATCGTCACCGTGAGTGACTCAGGTGGCATGCCATCCGCCGGGCTGACGCGTCGCGGTCTGCGCGCTGTCGCACGTCGCGCACAGCCCGCGCCCGTAGGCCGGGTCGTTGGCGTCCAGTCCCGCCGCGACCAGCTCGTCACGGCCTCGCGGCCAGTGGTCTGCCCTGGTGCTGGCCCGGTAGCAGCGCCCGCCGTGCCCGTGGGCACCAACCTCGGGACACACACAGATGGGGTCACGACGCAGCACGCTTGGCCTGAACCACTGGGTGTGCCCCTTGCCGTACCCGCGCTCGTGCCGCGACCCGCGGCGCTGGTCGGCGGCCTTGGTGTGCGCCTGGCAGCGTCCGCCCGTGACCAGCTCTGGGCATCCGCTCTGGCTGCAGACGCGCAGTGCCCTGGCCATCACGCCGCCTGCGTCTGCGCCCACCGCGCGCCGGGCCGCCGCGTCCCCCGGTTGTTCGGGCTGTACCTCGTGGCCAGCTCTGCCGCGAGGACGTCGCCGAGCCGGTACAGCCCGTCGCCGCCGCGCGCGAGGTGGCCGCGCACGACCCACATGCCGAGGGTGGCGGGGCTGACGCCGGCGCGCCCGGCGGCCTGCTTGCGGGTGAGGCGGGCGTCAAGGTCCACGTCCACCTCCCGGACAGCAGAAAGCCCGGGCCAGAAGCTGGTCCGGGCTCGCCGGGCAGACTGCGCCCGCTGCGCTCATGGTAACGCGATTGCCGCCATGGTCAAGGATGGGGTCACCTACGGCGCGTCGGGCCGCCATTCCGCCTTCGCCAGCCGCTCTTCCTCGTCAAGCTGCATCCGCAGCCAGGGGACCAGGTCCTCGCTCATGCCGCCTCCACTCCCGCTGCCAGCATCTTGACCCACCGCTGGTACTCGTCGTCATCCCAGAGCCTGCCGCATGCCGCGCACTCGGCCGTCCACCGCGACGCGTGGTCCCGGTACAGCGCCCCCACCACATCGCAGCTGCACGGCACCCCGTCCAGCAGCTCAGGCCGGTCGGGGATGTCACCCGCCGCCCGCCGGCACCGTTGCAGTAGCGCCCGCATCTCCCCGACCCACTCGTCCACCGCCGGATGCACGTCGGCGGCCCAGTCGGCCCGGTCTGCGAGCCACCGCAGCAGCGCGGGCACGGTGGCGGCCGGCAGGTGCTCGCCGGGGCAGGTGGGGTGGCTGCGCCAGTCCCGCACCCACTGGTCGAGCACGCTGGCGACGGACAGGCCGCCGATCTGGTCGTGGCGGGCGTCGCGGACGGCCCCAGCGCGCGCGTGGGCCGTCAGATCGACCAGGTCCACACTGACGGGCACGGGCGCCTCCCGGGAGCCGGAGACGGGCGCAGCGCCGGCCGCAGCGCGGGTGTGGCCGGCGGGCAGTACGGCGGAGACCGGGTCGGCGCCGGGCTCGGGTACCTCGGGCGTACCGAGGGCCGCGTACGCCTCGCCGAGCTCCCGCAGGGTGCGGGCCAGCCCGGCGCGGCACGGCTGGCATACCTGGCCGCGCTCGGCCTGGCGCCGCTGGTCGATGACGCAGATCACGGCGCCTCCCGGTCGTCTGCCGGCAGGTGCTCCCGGTCCCACTCATCATCGCGGGCGGCCTCTTCAGCGTCGGCGCGGCGCTCGTCGAGCAGGCCGCGGGCTGACCAGCCCAGCCACCAGCAGATGCCGCCAAGGCCGAGCTGGGAGGCCGTGAGCAACGCGAGCGTGACCGGCCCGGCCTCAGCCACCGTCCACCTCCGGGGGCAGCCTGCGCTGGGTAGTGGCCATGTCAACCCGCCTTCCCGCGCCGCGCCGGCGGGAGGAAACCTCGCCGCCGCGCCTCCGCAATCCATCGATGCACAGTAGGGATAGGCACGCCCGCCTCTTCTGCTAGCAGCGGTGCGACCTTGCTCGACCTCGCCACGGCAGCGTTATACGCATCCGCCACCTGGCGGTAGAAGGCTTCCGGGTCGCTTCCATCTGGGCGCGCAAGCCGCGGTGTCTCCGCCGCGATCGCGTACGGCAGCTGGTCACCCTCGATGAATTCGGCTCTCGAACGACGTTCAAGAGCCGTGTAGGTCAAGTCGTTGCCGGCATCCTGCTCGGTCAGTACTCGCCGGGCTTCCGGCGTATTGATCATGCTTTCGATCCAGCCAATCGGCAGGCCACGCAGAACGGTGGAGTTGATGCCGGGTGCCCATGGGTTTCCACTCAGTACGAGGTCGACGATGATCCGTCGACCTTCGCTTTCGATGGTCTTAGCGAGGACTACCGCGCCCTCGACTCCATCGACTCGCACCCAACCCTGGTGCCCGTACTGAAGGCGCTTGAGCCAGTGGCAGATCACGGCGCCTCCCTGGCGGCTTTCTTCGCGGCCGCATCGCGGGCCTGCCATGCCGCGTCACGTTCGGCGTTCTGGCGCTCGTACGCGCTCGGCGGATGCACCAGGCAGCCCCGCGACCAGCCACGGATGTACCTCGGCCCGCTGTAGTCGGACACGTCGACCAGGTCGCACGTGCACTGCGGGTCGTCGCTCATCTGCCGTACCCCCATCCCACGTGGACGGCCCTGATCACCATGTCGGCGGCGGTACCGAGGACCACGTAGGCCACGGCGGTGGCCAGCCGGGCTGCGCAGCGGATCACCGATCGCCTCCGCTGTCGTCGACCAGCGGGGCGAACACCAGGACCTCAAGCCAGGTGCGCGCGCGGCCGACATGGACGTGGGTGCTGCCGCCGGGTCCGGGGTGCCCGGTCTGCATCCCCCAGCCGTCACCGACGCGCACCCAGCGGTCCCCGTCGGCGTCCCGCACCGCCGTCACCTCCGGTCCTGGCTCGGCCGGCAGCGCCCATGTCCGGGGTTGCGGGTCCTCGGCCGGGTCCGTCGTCAGGACCTGGTAGACGTCCGCGAGCGGCAGCGTGTCGCGCCCGGCGGCCTCGGCCTCGGTGGCGAGGGCGAGCAGCGCGGTCTGCTGGCGACCCAGCAGCGCGACCTCGGACTGCTCACCCATCGGTGGCCGCCCGGCGGCCACCCACGCCTCGTGGACGGCGTCGAGCTGCTCGGGCAGCGTCGGGGCGCTCGGGGCGGCCGGCGGCGGGGTGCCGCTACCATCGACGGCGGGCGCCCGGTCGGGCGATGACGCGAACTTCTTGGCGACGTTCTCCTCTGGCCAGCCGGGCGCCCCCTCAGCCTCCTGCGACGACGCGATGCCCTGCGCCCGTATGGCGGCCCGGGTCGGGCAGTGTCCGATCTCCCGCTGCCCGATGCCTTCCAGTGCGCATCCGGCGCACGGCGGCCAGCCGCGCGCCAGCGCCTCGGCGGGGTAGGTCCACTCGCTCTCCCAGCCCGGCGGCGGCGAGTGCAGCGCGAGCACCCGATCGATGCTCGCCCGCGCCACGGCCAGGTCTGCGCGGGCAGCGTCCCGCTCGTCTATCAGCCAGGACAGCAGCACGCCCAGGTCGGGCGTGATGAGCGCGCGGGCGTCGGAGTCCTCGGCCCGCCACCGGGCGACAGCCTCCATCGTCCGTTCCCACTGGAGGTCGAACAGCGCGCGCAGTTCCGCAACCTCGCGTTCGAGCTGCTCCCGCTCGGCCACCGCAGCGTCCGCCCGGGCGGTCTCGGCGGCCAACCGCTCCGTCAGGGCGGCAACCTCAGCGCGCAGGGCATCCGTGTCCTGCCACTCCTGATGCATCGGCACCGTCATGCCCTCGGCTGCGGCGGCCACGTCCCGCAGCGCGCGCGTCACCTTGTCGAATCCCCATCCCCGGACGGTCTGGCCGGTGGTCTGGGTGTGGGCGCCGTCATGGCCCGCGTCGCGGTCACAGTGCAGTTCCCAGACGGTGTTTACCTCGGGGCAGCGGTCAGGCATCGGGCGTCTCCTTCGGGGTGGTTGCGTGCTCGCGGGCGTAGTCGGCTGCCTTACGCAGCCGGGCGTCCCGGCCGGGAAGGTCCACGGCGGTGAGGATGGCGTCGCCCAGGGCCGTGACGATGTGTTCGGCCAATGCGATCGCGGACATGCCATCGGCGGCACCCCAGGCGATCGCGAAGGCGCCGAGGCCCGCGTTCAGTGCCCGCTCACGCACGTCCGGGGGGATGGGGGCGGTCATGCGGCATCAACTCCGGCGGCCGACAGACCCGACCGGCAGCCATAGGGAGAGCAGCCGTCCGGGTCACCGTCCTCCGACATGTCGGCCAGCAACGCGAAGATGTCACCCTGACGCTCGGCCCACTCCGCGCGAGTCACCCGATCAATGGGGGCGACGCTTAGCGGCACCCGGGAGCGATGCAAGAAGGCCTCGCCATCGAGCGGTAGGCCATGGGCGCCGCCTTTACGGATCGCCGCGTCGAAGGCGACGGCGTCGTCCCACTCGTCCGGATGGTTATCACGCAGGTCCCGCCACTGCCGGTTGCCGTGGAATGGACAGCCGATGCAGGCGCTCTTGGCTACCGAGGTCCAGCCACGCGAGCGCAGCCACCGCTCACAGTCGATGCGGGACATGCCCAGGTCCAGCAGCGGGTACCGCTTGGTGATGTACGAGACACCATCCTTGTCGGAGACCCGGCCGATCTCGTCGACCGAGAACCCAATCCACTGCTCGGCTCCGCGGCCCTTCGGCACGCGCTTGAAGTCCGGCGCGGCGGCGCCGAGCAGCTCTCGGACCTTACGGCCGATCGGCGCCAGCTTGTACTCAGATGTGCACTGCCGACGGCCCATCCCTTCAGAGCCGTCCGGATTGCGCACGAAGTAGGGGATGCTCGCGTATCGGTGCAGCGGGTCGAGCGTGTCGTCTCGCAAGTTGCCGCTACTGACCCGGTACAGCGGGATGCCGGCCTCAACCAGCACCACCTCAAGACGGTCAAGGTGCTCATACACCCGGCGCGGCTCCCAGCCGGTATCCGCGAAAATCGCCCCGTCCAGCGGATCAAGGTCGCCAGCAGCCGCCATCAGTGCGAGCGTGGTTGACTGGACCCCTGCCCCCAGGCTCAGCAGACGCAGATCCGGCCTCATACGGCACCGTCCCGGGCCAGGATCGCGGCGTGCGCCTGGTAGTCCACGTCCTGCGGCGCCGGCCGCGTACTGCCCTCCGGGTACGCCTCGGCGACCCACTCCGGCGGAGCCGGCCGGCGGTCATGCGCGAGCAGGTCGCCGCAATGCTCGCAGACCCACAGACGCGGGTCCCGGCCGAGTAGCCGGGTCATGCAACAGTGCCGGCAGGGTATGCGCTCGGTCATGGCGTGGCCTCCACATCGTCGAGCACGGCGTCGAGCGCGTCAGCCTCTTCGGTGTGGCCGGGTTGGCGGTGCCACCGGTCCCGTAGCTCCGCCACGGCTGCACATACCTCGCGCAACCGCTGCACCTCGGCGCGCGCCTGGTCCCGCTCGACGGTCAGCCGGTTCCCCCTGACACGTTCGAAGTCACGCTCCCGCACAGTGAGGTCGTAGAACGCCTTGTCGACCGGGTGCATCCTCCCGGCCACGCCGGTCCGGTTCACCTGGTCAAGGGTTTCCGCTAGGCCGTCCCGCTCGGCGGTCAGCCGCTGCACCTCGGCGAGCAGCGCGTCGGCAGCAGTGAGCGCCGCGCTGAGGATCATGTCGCTGTCCCGGTCCACGTCGACGGGGACACTCATCCGCCACCGGGTGGTGCCGGATGACAGCTCGCCGATGAGGGTGTGGGCTCGGGCGATCTGGGCCCGTACGGCGTCGAGGTCCAGGGCGTCGGTGGTCTCGGTGGACATCAGGACTCCTCGGCAACGATGAGGCGCACGCCGAGCTTGACGTCCTCGGGGACATCGGACCACTCCTTCGGGATGCCACCGACGTAGCCCATTCGGTACCAGTTCCGGTTAGCCCAGCCGCCATAGGCGGCACCCTCGTCGTCGCGCACCCACGCCTCGGTGAGGTCGGTGTCGGCGAGGATCGTTCCGTCGGGTGGCTCGGGGATCGTAGAGGTCATCAAGGTCTCCTGGGTCAGGCTGATTTGCGGATCGGGATGACGTTGCCCCGGCGGGCCGGCTCGGTCGGGGGTGCTGCCTTACGGCACAGGGCACAACTCGACGAGCCGTCCGGGCGGGCGCGGGCCCTGAGGTTGTGCGGGCACCGGTCCGGGATCGGCGGCGGCGGCCGGCTTCCATCGTCGAGATTCGGATCTTGGTCGCGGCCGGTCGCGCGCGAATGGGTGACGGCCGTACGAAGATCTTCATCGGAGTGGGGGGTGGCAGTTGTGTCTTGGTGTAAGTGGGTGTTGGTGGCCAACGGCGTGGGGTGCAAAACGACGTCCCCGTGGGGTGCAAAACGCCGTTTGCCACCCACGCCGTGGGGTGCAAAAGCCGGCTCGTCGACCTCTTTTGCACCCTGTGCCGTGGGGTGCAAAACCTCGGCGCGGTCGGTTTCTGCACCCCTTCCCGTGGGGTGCAAAACCGGGTCCGGATCGGTCGGGTCCGGACCCTTGCGGCCGGCGTGCCGAGCCTGCATGCGATCGACCTCGACCGATATCTGAGCAGGCGTCAGGACCTCGACGTGATCGAGCAACTCGGGACCGAGCATCAGCCGGTACTCGTCGGCCTGGCCGAGCCGACGCGCCCCGTACGCCACCCGCTCGATCAGCCCGACCTCGCGCAACTTCGCGACCGCCGTCTGCGCCACGTTGTAGGTCACCTCGCAGTCAACCGCCAGCCGCGCCACTCCCGGAAAGATCCGTGCCCCATCGCGGTAGTCCGCGTAGGTGGCGAGCATCAGGGCGACGTACTTGGTCGTCTTGCCCAGCCGGGCGCGCCGCACGACGTCGGTCCATTCGCGCACGGAGACACTCGGCGTGGTCAATGGATCAGCTCTCCTTGCTCTCGCCGAGGCGCCGCAGCTCTGCGGCAGCCGCGACGGGGTCGGTTTCGGGCAGCTCGTGCACCTCGTTGCGTGCCGGCCGCCCGCACCGGCACGGCACATCCCCGCGGTGGTCGGCCGGCAGGTCGTCGGCCACGTACGGGTGGTGCGGCGCCAGTTTCACGCCGACCTCCCTCGGCGCCGCCCGGGCTGCGCCTCCGCCTCCAGCGCGGCCAGCGGCCCGTACCGCTCCCGGACCGCGACCCGAGTGCGGGCGCCGCGCAGGACCTCCCCGCACGGCGGGCACAGCGACGTGCCGGGCTCGCCGCAGCGCCGGCAGGTGTCCGGCGGCGGGTCGTCCAGGCCGAGGGCGGCGAGCATCTCGCGCAGCCACCCCCGCGGGTCCGGCTGGCCCAGCGACCGGTCGGCGAAGTAGCGGCGCGCCTTGGCCTGCCGGCGCATCCGGGCGAGCCGGTCGGCCTCGGCGCCGCCGATGCGGGCCGTGTCGTAGCCGCCGTCATACTCGGCCATCACGCCACCTCGGAGATGATCAGATGCACGGCGCCCGCCGGCCCGTACGGCAGTCGCTTGACCGGCTCGCCGGAGCGGATCTCGGTGCCCACGAGGTACTCCCGCGAGTCGTCGGCGAGCAGGCCGTAGTCCACGAGCCCATCGACGATGGCCTTGACGGTCGGGAAGTAGTTGTGGTCGTCGCGCCGTCTGCGGTCCGGGAACCGCAACTCGGCGACGATGCGGGCCCGGCCGAGCATGGGCAGCTGGGCCGAGCGGGCGTGCACGGTGGCGGCCTCGCGCCACAGCCGCACCACCGGAGCCAGCCGTCGCCGGTCGCGGCGGCCGTTGGCGTTGAGCCACGGCGCCGGTGCCGGGATGTCCAGCGTCCAGACCCGCGCGCTCACAGCGCCGCCCGCCGCTCCAGCGCGTACAGCTCACTGAAGCGCTCCGGATACTCGGCGGCCAGGCGGCGCAGGGCGCGACCGTACGCGGCCTTCATCCGCAGGTTGCGTTCTCGGGTCTGCGGATCGGCGGATCGGCTCACTTCCAAGTTCTTGATGCGGTGGGCTTCGAGACAGTCCGGACACGCCTGCTCGCCCCGCCGCCAGTGCCGCTGGTAGCCCGCCCACGTGCCGACCTTCTCCCCACAGGCGGTCACGATCGTGCCCTCGGGCTGGTGCGCCACGACGCGGCCTCGGGGCAGGAGGCGAAATGGCTCGTGTGTAGGTTGCGGCGCCCGAACTGCTGGGCGACGCCGAGCACCCGCGCCAGCGGCCTAGTCCCGCCGGCGGCCTCGACGCTGATGGTCCCGCCGGCGACCGGCTCGGCGTCGACGGGCATCGCGCGGGCGCGGGTCGTCACGCACCAGATGACCGGCGCCCCACAGGAGCGGCACGGCTCGGTCGGCCAGGCGGTCACTGCTCACCGTCCACATTGGTCAGCGTGCCCTCGTCGTGCCACCGCAGCGCCTCGACCAGTTCGCGATACAGCCGCCTCTGCTCGTCGCGGGTGTCCTCGTCTGTGTCGCGGTCACAGACCTCGACGTACGCCTGCGCCGCCTCGACCACGTCCTCACGGGAGTCGGCCAGCGCGGCGAGGTCTCGCCGGGCCAGCTCGACCACCGCGAACGCGGCGACCGTGCCGGCGTGATCCGGCTCGTCCAAGAACATCTTCAGCAGTTCGCGCAGTGCCGCGCGCTCGTCGAGTGCGACCGCCGGTCGCGCGCCGGCCACGATCACCGCGAGCAGGTCGAGCTGTCCGGACAGCAGCGGGTCAGACCGCAGGTCGCTCACTGCTCACCGTCCAGTTCCGGCTCGGCCGTCTCTGGCGCCGCCATCAGCGTGTCGATGACGCTCATCGCGTCCGCCTTGGACAGGTCCTTCGTGGACTCGACGTCCCGCCCGAGGATCAGCGAGATCTGCGCGAGCCCGGCCTCCCGGTCGGTCAGGTCCCGCTCGCGCAGCAGGGCGTGCAGCTTGCGCTGCTGCGCGGTGGTGATGGGCTCGGCGGGCTCCGGTGCCTGCGGCTGCGGCTCGGCGGCCACGGGCTCGTCGTCGAGCGGCGGCTCCTCCGGTGCGGCGGGAATCGCCGCTGCGGCGCGCCGTGGCGGCTTCACCGTCCGGGCGCCGGATTCCGGCGCCGCGATGGTGTCCTGGATCTCCTCCACCGAGGCGATGCCCATCAGCGCATCCGGCGCCACCCGATCACACACCCGGCCGGCCGCGCGCGCCCAGAGCATGTCCTGCGGGGTCTTAGCATAGTTGTCGTTGCGGGTCCAGCCGGCCTTGCGGGCCTGGTCCATCGTGACGGTGATCCGCTCGATCTGCTGGCTGCCCCGGCGTCGTCCGGCCACGACGGCGCGGGTGTCGGTCAGATCCTCCGTCCACACCTCGTGGCCCTTGGACTGCAACAGCGCCACCTTGATCTTCGCGTACATGCCGGGCCTGCCGTGCACGACGTAGATCTGTTGCAGCGCGGTCATCGGATCCAGGCCGAGCGTGATGCCCTGCAACACGGCGGCGGTGGCGTTGGCGATGGCGGTCGCCCGGGCCTCGGCCTTCTCTTCCGGCGTCGCCCGCGGGTCGACCTTGGGCTTGTAGGCGTCCGGTATGAACGCGGTACCCACCAGCGGGGCGACGAGTCGGTGGGCGTGGCCGGCGGCCTCGACCCATTCGCCGAGGCGGGCCAGGGCGTCGGACGGCGCGCCGAACGCGACCAGGTCGGCGCCCGACTGGGGGATGGCGATGTCGGTGGTCATTGCTGCTCCCTGACGAGTCGGAACGTGCTGGTCGACGGCGGCATGATCGGGCCGCCGATGAGGTCGCGGGAGCGGGCGGTGAACTGGCCGACGCGCATCGCGTACAGGAAGTCCTTGTGCTCCTGCTCGCCGGCCTCGACGGGCACCAGGTCGTACCCGTCGGCACGCACGTGGATACCGGCGCAGTACTCGACCTCGGGCGGGTCGATCTCCTGACCGTCCACAATCCACTTGTCGGCGTACCGGTAGGCGGCCAACTGCAGCGCCGTCTCACCGAAGATGCCTGACCGGGTGGTCTTGAGGTCCATCAGCAGCAGCGTCGGGCCGCGCTCGGGTACCCGCACGCGGGCGCACAGGTCCGCAGTGCCGGCGTACCCCCAGCGGTAGGAGACGCACGAGAACTCGACGTGTAGTGGCTGGACCTCGAACTCCTCCATGAACTTGGCGTACGCCTCGACGTGGCCGGCGATGTCGTCGCCGACCTGCACGGCTTTGCCGGCCAGCAGTTGCTCGGCGGCGCGGTGGACCTCGGTGCCGCGACGCGCGGCGGTGTCCTTGGCCTCGTACCGGGCACCCTGCAGCACCTTGAGTCGGGCGGCCGGGCCGAGCGCGCCAAGCTCCTCCCACCGGTCGACGGCGGCCTCGGCGGTCGTGTTCGCGGCCCAGTTGATGAGGGCCGGCTTGGGTACGCCGTCGCCGATGATGGTGGTAACGCCGGGCACGCGGGCACCGGCGGCGTCCTTGTAGTAGTGGCCCTTGGCGGTCTCGACCCGCCGGATCGGTGGCGTGAAGCGGCTCACCGGTCATCTCCCGTCTTCTCGGTCTCCATCTGCCCGCCGGGGTTGCACGCGTCCGCCGGGCAGCCGTGCAGGCATGACCCGCAGGCCACGTCCGCGCAGTACCCGCCGGTGTCGTCGGCGGCGCACTGCGCCGGGTCGCACCGGCAGTACGCGCACCGGGCCGAGGTGCAGGCCACGCGTTGCAGTACCAGCTCGTACCCCAGCTCGTGCGCCCAGTCGATGACGGAGGTCACCAGCGGAATGTGCGAACCGCGCTCCCAGACCGACACGCTCGTCGCGGCCGCGCCGATGGCCCGAGCGACGCTGCGGGCGCTGAGCCTGCGTGCCTCGCGGACCGCCCGCAGCGCCGTGATGATCTCGCCCCAGGTGCTCATCTGGCCATCTCGTGCTCGGCGTGCAGCAGCACGAACCGGTCTCGGTCGTCGGTGAACGTCAGGTCTTCCAGGCGCCAGTTGGCGCGGTCGGCCAGGTTGGCCAGCGGCGCGGGCAGGGCGTGCACGACGAGGTAGATCTCGTCCCGGCCGCGACCGCACGCGGTGTGCCGGGCCAGGAGCAGCAGTAGGCGCCAGACGCTCACGCCCCCACCTCCGCGAGCATCGCGTCCAGCTCGGCCCGGTCGATCTGCCCGGTGTCCTCGACAGAGGACGCCAGGCGCATCCGGGTCCGCGCGTCGATGCCGAGCCGGTCATACCAGCCCGACCAGAGGTGCTCGACGTCGTGGCGGAAGTCGTCTTCGAGGCGGTTCAGCTCGCGGTGGACGTCCAGCGCCCACTCGCCGGTGTCCCAGTCCGGCGCGGGCTCCCGGCTCGGCGCGGCCTGGCCGACCTCGGCGGCGGGCGACCAGCGCTCGGTCGCCCCGACGTGCGCAGGCTCACGCTGGACCACCTGCCGCACCAGGCGCAGCAGCACACCCCGCGCGGTGGCAGCCGGCGAGGGAGGCTCCTGGGTGGCCTCGCGCGGCCGGGCCGCGCGGCGCAGGATAGCGATGCCGGCCAGGGCCAGGATGCCGGCGGCCAGCGCGAGCAGGGTGACGGACAGGGCCTCACGCATCGGGGGTCACCGCCAGATCTACGTCCGGGGCGAAGTCGGGGACGTTCACGGTCAGGTCTCCAACGACCCGGCCCCAGCCGTCGGGGAAGTTGAGGTTGATGCCGATGGCGACCTCGTCGATGCGCAGTTGCGGGCGGCGGGCGGCGCGGATCTTCCGATCGGCACCGATCACGAGAAAGACCCGTTCGGTGGTCACGATGCACTCTCCGAGGTGAGGTAGTAGTGGGCGTACCGCGCGTACGCGGCATCCACTGTGGACGTGGCTTCGGCGAGCGCCTGCTCGCCGTGGTGGCGGCGCTGCTGCGGGCTGAGCCCGAGCACGGCGATGGCCTGCCCGGCGTGGGCGTCGACCGGGTCGCGGTGCAGGTACCGCAGCGCGCCGCCCACGGAGGCGGCCACCGCCACGGCGACCAGCACGGCGACGCTGAGGCCGGCCATCACCAACTCGGCGATGTCGACGGCGGTCATGCGGCACGCTCCGCGCCGATGTGTGCGATCAACTGCCTGGGCTCGCGCCGGCCGCCGATGCCGAAGGCCAACTCGGTGTGGTCCTGACATGGCGGCGAGGCGTGGACCGCGTCGAACCCGGCCAGTGGATAGGTCATGGCGTCGGCCTGGATGAACCGGAACGGGTAGTGCGGTTGCGCCTGAATGTCCACGCCGACCACGTCGAAGCCGGCGCGGTGGTATCCCATCGCCGCGCCGCCGGCGCCACAGAACAGATCCAGCAGTACCGGCCGGCTCACGTCACCCTCCGTCCCGGCCCGGCGCCCAGCGCGTACCCGTCCCCGGCGGCCCGGGTCGGGGCGTGCGCGTCGCGCAGGTCCTCGTCGGTCGACTCGCGTGGTAGCCGCCGCAGCAGGCCCAGCAGCGGCACGTGCAGCGCCTGGATCGCGGCGGCGTACATCAGCGCGCGGTCACGGTGGTAGGCGGCGTCGGCCTGTGCCTGGCGCCGGTCGGGGTCGGCGGATGCCCGTACGAGCGCGTCGACGCGGCCGCGGGCGTCGTTGGCGCCCACGAGGTACTGGGCGGTGACGGCGGCGAAGTCCGCCTCGGCGTGCTCGAATGCGGCGACGGAGCCCAGCATCTCGCCCCGGAGGCGGCGCACGAGCTCGGCGGCGCTCACCGCGCACCCCCGGTCTGCGCCTGGTACACCCACAGCGCCACGGCGATCAGCGCGATCAGCGCGATGACGACGGCGCGCACCGCCGGGCTCACCGGGCCACCGCCCGGCGCCGCCAGGTCGCCTCGTCGAGGACCCGCACGCGCTCCTTGCCGCGCCAGGGCGTGCTGCACCCGAGTTCGGCGTCGAACGCCAACAGCGCGCGCTCGCGGCTGAGCATCGGCCCCTCGCGGTCGATGCCGTCGGGGGAGGTGCAGACGAGCCGGTACAGGGTCTCGGTCATGACATCACCGCCGGGCACGTCTGCGCGCGGTGGATCTGGCGCATCGTGCGGCTGCCCGCGTGCTCGTCGCAGCGGACCCGGTCGGAGTCGACGAGCCCGCACGGCGCCTTGCCGCACCGGCAGTCGGCCTCGAGCGCGGTACCGGACCAGGCGCGGCCGATGTGCAGGCCGCCGACCTGCGCCGGGCCGACCGGCGCGCGGTGCCGGCCGATGTAGTCCGGCGCCAGGCTCACCCAGCCCTGGTCGTCGGTGACGACCGGCTCCGCCTTGATCACCGGCCAGCCGGTGCGGTCCCGCTCCTGGTGGCGCGGCACGTACCGCCGCCACGTCGGGGCGGTCACGACGTCCACCGCCCGGCGCAGATCACGGCGACGGTCAGGATCACCAGGCCGATCAGCAGCCACGCCACCGCCCCGCCGCGCGGGTCATCCGGGTGCGTCACGGGGTCACCTCGGCGGGCCGCTGGTCGAGCACGGAGCCGCAGACCCACTCGACGGTCTCCACCGTCTCGGTGACCGTGACCTTCGGCACGGCGGCCAGCGCCTGCGGGTCGGGTACCTCGCGGGTCACCTCGGTGGTGCCGGTGACGACCCGCTCGCACACGTCGCTGCGGACGCAGAGCACCTCGAAGGCCAAGCCACGCAGGTTGCCGGTCAGGCGGAACAGCTCACCCGAGGCACCCGCGGCCGCCTTCTGCTTCTTGCCGGGCAACACCCGCGCCCACGCGGCGAGCTGCTCGCGCTGCTCGTCGGCGTCGCCGGGGATCACCTCAAGCGGAGCGTGTGCGCCGCGGTACGGGAGCATTAGCTCGGGGTGTTCCTCAAGGATGTCCGCGAGCTCGCGTAGCCCGGCGATGTACTCGGCGCGCTCGTTGGTAACGTCTTGCATGACACTGACCTCCTAGTTGGGTCTGGGTCGCTGGGTCCCGGCGGTCACTCGCCGGGGCCCTCCTTACGTCTTGGCCCGGCCCGGGGTGGTGGAGAGAGGCGGGGACTGGTGTCCCACCCCGGGCCGGGGGCTTAGCGGGAGACCGCCCCCACCCCGGACAGGCGGTCTCCCGGTCCCCGCACCCCTGCGGGGACCTCCCGGCTGTCGCGCGCCCATGGCGGCGCCGGCCAGGAGTAGGGCCCGGCGGCGCTCGGCGCGCCCGACCCGACGCGCCCCCTTCCGGGACCGCGCTGGGGCGCGGGAGCAGCCGCCGGGAGCTTGAGTGCGAGCAGCATCGGGGCGCAGGTGAGCAGGTGCGTCCACGGCGAGGCGAGCGCGAGGGCGCCGGTGATGGTGGCGGCGAGAGCCAGCCGGCCGTACGCGGTGGCCCAGAGGGCGCGCAGGGCGCTCACGATGCACCGTCCCGGCCGTACTCGCGGTACGCCTTGCGCAGCGCGCGCCGACGCTGGCGCGGGGTGAGCTGGCTGCCGCCGCGCTGGTGCAGGTAGACCGTGAGCCGCCGCTCGTAGGTCAACGGCGTCGCGTGGGTGCTCACGCCGGTGCCCGGGTGGTACGCCGGGCCACCGCCGGCCATCGCCGGCCAGAGCTGGTCCACGCTCACCGCCCGGGCGGCGTGGTCGGGCCGGGAGCCCTGCGCCGGGTCGTGCTCCAGGGCCGCAACGGCTCGAAGGAGGGCAGGCATACCGCACCGGCAGGACTGCGGATGGTCGTCGGCGGCGGCGAGGTACTGCTGGGCCTTCGCCTCGCGGCGCGCCACCAGGCGGTCGCTGGGCAGTGTGCGCCGCGCGATCGGCCGGTGCTTGTTGGCCCGGGAGCCGGCCAGGGCGCGGGCGCTCACGACGCACTCCGGGCCAGGCGCAGGAGGCAGGTCAGAGTCAGGGCGACGACCAGATCCGGGGTCGAGACGCACTGCAGGACCAGGTAGTCGCCGAACCTTTCGAGCGCCGCGTCTTCACCGGTCCGCTCGATCAGGTCACGGAAGTTGGCGATCCACTCATCGAGGCGGTGCGTGGCGGCGACCAGCAACTCCTCCGGACTCAGTGCGGCGGCCTCCGCCGGGGTCAGCGCGCTCATCGGGTACCTCCTACGCGGGGTCGCGACCGGCGCGGGGTCAGGCCGTCGCGGGGCGGGCGTCCACCCCGGTCGCCGGTGGCGGGCGGTCGGCTGTCGCGCGGGCCGGTACCGGCGGCGCCGCCGGTCAGCGGGTTGTCCGAGCGCGGCGGGCGGCTCATGAGATGCCGCCGAGCTGAGCCAGGCGCCCGATCGCCGCATCACGGCCGGCGACGAGCTCGTACTGGTACGGGCCGGCGCTGGGCAGGTCCAGCGACCGCTTGTCGATCAGCCACCAGTCGCCGGCGACCCACGGCGTGGGTACGGCGGCGGCGAGCAGCCGGTCGGCGTCGTGCAGCCCGATGCTGTGCCGGCCGGCGTCGATCGTGGGGGTCATGCCGCACCCCGTGCTTCCACGGGCTGGGCGATCGCGTCGATGTCCTCGACGCGGAAGAGGTACCGGCCCGACGGCAGCCGGGCGGCGGCGATCTTGCCCGTGCGGGCCCAGTCGCGGACAGTCTCCTCAACGACGACGACACCCGCCGCAGCAAGCCTCTCCACGACCTGGGAAGGCGTGAGAAGCGGGGTAGGCTGTGTCATACACAGAACCGTAGGCCGGCCAAGCGACCTGTGTCAAGCACAGCTTGGCTGTGATGTCTGGCGATCCTGTGGTTACCCGGCTAGCCTGTGCCTATGACCACTTCGCAGGCGGAGCGCAGCTCCACCGGATGGACAGCGGACGACAGCACCTTCGGTGCGCGGCTCGCACTGGTCAGGCAGCGGATGTCCTGGGGAAACGTCAAAGAGGCGGCGACGGTGTGCGGCATCGCGCCGGAGTCGTGGCGGACGTGGGAGCGCGATGACGTGCTGCCCCGCCGCATCGTCGAGATCTCCTCGCTGATCGCGCTGAAGACCGGATGCGACCGGATGTGGCTACTCACCGGCGAGCGTGCCGGCCGGCCGATCGGAGATACCCGAGGGTATCCCCGCGGCGGCAAGGGGGGGAGCCGCAGGCGCCCGGGCGGACCCGGTACGCGAGAGATTCTCAGGCGCCGGGATGGGTTGATCGGCGTCGATCAGCATCCGAAGGGACGATCTGAGCCCTCGGGTACCGGTCCGGACCTCCGCCGCCCGGCCGTCCTGCCCCGACCGGTCGCGGCCTGATTGCGGACCGGTGACCCATTGGCTACCGATCGCGATCAGTCCGAGGGTGGATCAATGATCCCCGCCCCGGAACAGATCATCGAGGCTCATCTCAGGGAGATGACCGCCGGCGGCTACGCCGTCAACACCATCGAGGACGCCCGCCGCGTCCTGCTCGCCGCGCAGAGCGAGCTACCCGCCGGACTGCCCACTGCCGCCACCGACGAGCTGGTCGACTGGCTCGCCCGCGACGGCTGGTCGGTACAGACCCGCGCCACCTATCGCCAGCACCTGCGGCGGTTCTTTCTCTGGGCCACCGCGAACCAGTGGATCAGTTGGGACCCGTCCAGCACCCTGCGCCGCCCGCGGGTCCCCATCGGCCTGCCGCACCCCGCCACCGACCAGGAGGTGCACCTGGCGACCACCCGCGCCGACCTGCCGCACCGACTGTCCTGCCGGCTGGCTGCGTACGCCGGGCTGCGCTGCTGCGAGATCGCCGCGCTGCGCCGCGAGGACATCACGGCGGAGACGATGCGTGTGCTCGGCAAGGGTGGCAAGGAGGCGGTCGTGCCCACGCACCCGCGCATCTGGGAGCTCGTCACCGAGGTGCCGCCGGGGCCGCTGATCTGCTGGCGCGGCGGCCCGGTCGTCGCGCACTGGGTCACCCAGCGCACCACGTACCACCTGCGTACGAAGCTGGACGTCTGGGCCACGATGCACGAGTTCCGGCATTGGTTCGGCACGATGATCCAGCGCACGTACCACGATTCCCGGGTCACTCAGCAGCTCATGCGGCACGCGTCGCTGACGTCGACCCAGGTCTACACGCTGATCACCGACGACCAGGCGCGGCGCGCCGTGCTCGGCCTGCCGGACGTCAGCGGTCGATGATGCGGGGCCGGCGCCGCCAGCCACGGCGCTGGCCTGGTATCTCCTGGCCCTCCTCACCGATGAACTCCGAGCGCGGCAGCCGGTCGAGGGGTAGATCCTCCCGGCGACCACCCACGACGATCACCTCGGCCTGCGTGTCGCCGAAGCACATCTGGGTGGCGTCCGCCCAACCGGCCGCACCCCCGTCGGTCACGATGCCCACCACGAGGTATCCGCGCCGGGCGCAGTAGGCCACGCACAAGCCGATGCGGTGCTGTCGGTCGGCATAGTATTTCTCCGGCACCCAGATCACGGCGCGCAGGTCCGGCACGAAGACCTCCCGGGGCTGAGGTGATCAACGATCAACGATCGGATCAACGACAGTGGGCGATCTTCGGTTACGGCTACCCATAGATGGTTTTCACCGAAGCCCCCCCCCCCCCCGCTGTGTAGCGTTTTAGCAGGTGGGGGAGTGGAGGGCCGCCCGGCGGTCAGCGCTCCTTCACGAACACCCCGACCCCGGGCAGTGTCTCGACCAGCCCGGCCTGGCGCAAGAGCCAGAGGGCTTTGTCCGAGACGGTGTCGCTGATCCCGTAGATCTCGCGCATCTGCGCGCGGCTGGGCAGGCGTGAGCCGGGCGCGTACTCGCCGGACTCGATCTTGTGTCGCAGGTCGTCCGCGACCTGCTCATAGCGCTGCTTGGGCATGGTGTCACTCCCCGATCGGCGACCCCATGAGATCACGGGTTGTGCCAACGCTGCAACGGGTAGCGACTCATACCCTTGACCTGCCACAGCTAGCCATCGTACCCTCGCCTGGTCTCCTCCCGATCGGCAAATTGTGAGGCGACACAGGTCCGCCACCGGTATCCCCCGAGACGCGGACCAGCGCCGGCCCCGCACCAGCCCTCGGGGGGTAGGGACGGGGCCGGCGCCCCACCTCCGCGAAGACGGCGGGCCGTAGACAGCCAAGGTCGCGGCCCGCCGGAGGGGAGCAGCGCGATGCCCGGTCCTGACCTCGAGCCGGTGCCGCTGGAGCCGGCCGCCGAGCGCGCCGAGCGCTACTGCGTCGACCGGCACCAGCCCGACCCGGCGCTGACCGTACCGACCTGCCAGGTCGACGGCGTGCCGTGGCCGTGCGTGGACTGGCGGCAGTCGCGGGCGCGACTCATCGCGGCCGGGCTGACGCCATGATCGTGGAGCTGGAGATTCGGGTACCCGAGCGGGTGGCGCTGGCCTGGCGGGCCCGCGAGCACCGGGCCGATCCGCGTACCGGCCGGTGTCGGGCGTGCGAGTGCGAGTGGCCGTGCCTGCCGGCGCATGTGGCGCGGCGGCGGCTGGCCGGGCTGGACTGATCCCACGGTGCTCCCACGTGCTCCCAGCGGTGGGAGCTGTCGGGCAGCCGACAGGAGTCGTCTCGCATTTCCTCTCTCTGTCCTTGTTTCCTGGACAGTAGTCCGCTAGACTGTCCATACAACAAGGACAGAAGGAGAGGGAAATGGCCTACCAGAAGATCACCTCCGGACAGCGTTACACGGTCAACGCCCTGCGTGACCGCGCCTGGGCCGCCGGCTTGGAGTCCGCCACGTTCTCGCAGATCGCCGCCGACATCACCGGCTGGCGCCAGCGGATCGCCGAGGCCGAGGCCGCGAAGGTCGCCGAGCAGTCCGCCACCACGGAGCCCGAGACGGGCGAGCCGGCCAGCATGGTCAACATCCTGCGTGCCGCCGGCCGCACCGTCCGCCAGATCGCCGCCGCCCTCGGCGTCGCGATCTCCACCGTCTACCGGTGGGCCCACGGCGGCCGGGCCTCCACCGTCAACGCCGTCCGCCTCGCCGCCCTGGCCGCCTGATGGTGACGGCACGGGACGCCGACCCGGTCGGCGTCACCGAGATCGCCGAACGGCTCGGCGTAGCGCCCGACACGATCCAGAAGTGGCGCGCCCGACACGAGGGCTTCCCGGCGGCCCGCTGGCCGCAGGTGGGCGGGAGGCCGGCGTGGCACTGGCCGGACATCCAGGCGTGGCTACGCGGCACCGGCCGTCCCAGTGAGCCCGTCTGGGTGGAACTGATGGAGGGCGAGTCCCCGTACGCCGCCGGAGTGGACTACGGGGACGTGGCACCGCTTCCCAGCGTTGAGGGTGATGCCGCGCTGTGGGCGTGGTTGGACGGCGAGGGCTACGGCCCGGACCAGCCCAACTTGTGGATCAACCTGGTCCCCATCGGGACCTGGGCCCCGAACAACACCCCTGCGGCGCAGCGGATCTGCGCCGTGACCGTCGAAGAGCTGCGCCGCATCGAGGCGGCCATGGAAGAGGAGCAGTCATGACCCCGGTAATCATGAACGTGGACGCTGACCTGGTCGCGGCGCCGGACGCGGAACTGCCGCCGATGGACCGGTTGTGGGCGGCCCTCGGTCTGCCGATGGACGGCGTACAGCGCCAGCCGGCGCCGGTGTCCGGCCCGTACCGTCGACTGGCCGCCGGCCTGCACTCCGTCGCGTCCCGGCGGGACGGCAACGCCTACGCCGTGTGGGAGACCGCTGGCCCGCAGGACACCGACGCCTGGGGCAGGCGCACCTACGCCAGCCACCTCACTTGGTGGTCCTACGCAGGATCGTGGGGTGCCCGCGCGTGGCACGTGAGTGCCAAGGTCCTCGTCCAGGTGGACGAGGATCTGGAGACGTCGATGTCCTTGCGCGACGTCACCCTGGCCGTATCCGGCCGGGACGGTGACGTCACCGTCTACTACGGTGACGCGCTGGCGTGGGTGCTCGCCGGTCCCGTCCGGGACCGGGCCGCACGCCGCGCCCTGCGGGGCGTCGCCGGGGTGCCGGATCCCGACGACGATCCCGCGCCGGACCTGAAGGACTGGTACAGGGTTGTCGCGTCCAGGGATCTCCCGGATGCGGCGATCGCGGACCGAGTCCGCCGGTTCGCGGAGATAGTTACCGCCTGATGGGCAACCACACGACGAAGCCGCCCCGCCCCCAGACGGGGGCGGGGCGGCTCGTAGGGACGCGGCTGGTGGCGGGCTACTCCAGTCGGCCCGCGTACTTCCCGGTCGCCTGCGGCGGCGCGGCGGGCCGGTTCGGCACCAGGTAGACGCTGAGCGCGCCGACGACGGCGAGCGCGACGGTCACGACGTGCCCGACGGTGCCGGTCAGGCCGAGGTCGGACAGCGCCGTCAGGACGGCGAAGAGCAGGCCGATCCAGAACTTCGCAGCGGTCATGATCAGAGTCCCTTCGTGGCAAGCCAGCCGCGCAGCGCGGTGGCCATCCGGTGGTTGTCGCCGACGTGGTGCTCGGCCACCCACGGCCGGGCGACGGCGGCGAGCGCGGCATCCGGGTCGGCGGGCGCCGGCGGTACCGGCGCGGGGGTCGGCTGCGGCGCCGGCTGGGTCAGCGGCGTGAAGATCGTCACGTCGCCCTGGTCGGCGAGCAGCGCGCCGAAGTCGGCGAACGTCAGGTAGGCGCGGCCCTGGATACCCCAGCCCGCGCCCCACGAGTTGGTGAGCCAGACCCGCCCGGCGTCAGCGTCGACCTCGTCGACCACGAACTCGTGGCCGCCGACGACCGGGCCGGTGATGCGCAGCCGGCCGTCAGGGTCCGGGTCGAACATGTCCTGATGCCAGGCCACGCCGACGATGACCGGGGTCTGGCCCAGCGCCTTGAGCGCGCCGCCGAGCGAGAACGTGTGCTGGTACCCGGAGATCTCGCCGGCCGCCTTAAGCATCTTGGCGATCGTCAGGCCGTCGGAGCCGGTGTCGTCCGGCGGGTACTGGCCGGGGTAGTCGTCGGCGCTGGTGGCGTCGGAGTAGAGCTGGACGGCGCCGGCCTCGGTCAGCGGGTACCGCGACACCGGCGTGTACGTCTCGTAGAACGGCTCGGTGCCCAGGCAGCCGATGCCGGCGTTGCCGGTGCAGGAGCCGAGCTGCCCCTGGTCCAGCACCGGGATGCCCCGGGTGTGCTTGGCGTTGACGATGCTCAGGCCGGCGGTCGGGAAGCCGTACCGCCTCGACTGGCTGTCGTGGCGGATGTGCCGGGCCAGGCGCGGGTCGGTGCTCGGGATGCGCTCGTAGTGGACGGTCAAGGGTCGTACCTCTCTGTCAGACTTGGTGCGGGACTCGCGGCCTGGCGTTGTCGGGTATGGTCCGTGAGCGCGCGGCCGGGCGGGTGGGGTCGCTCAGCACCTCAGGTCGCGGCGCAGGCGGGCGACATCGGCCGCCAGGCGCTTGCCCGTCGGCGTGGTCGGCGGCTGGCCCCGGTACGCGTCGTCGAGCGTCGTGACCAAGCTGCAGAAGTGGCGGCCCGTCGCAGCGGCCACGTGGTTGGCGTACAGGATGCTCGACAAGGTGAAGACGAACATCGACACGTAGATCACCAGCAGCGCGTAGCGCGACCGGGCGATCACCCCAGCCACCCCCGGGCGACCTCGGCCACCGTCACGACGAGTCCAGCGGTTGCCGCTCCGGCGCTGAGGGCGATGACGGCCCGGTTGTATCTGTTGGCTCCGGCCTGCCAGGATCCGGGCGCAGCAGCTGCAGCAGACCCACCGCCCCCGGCACCCCGAGCAGCGTCGTGTACACCGCAAGCAGCGCCGGGGACACCGACCCCGTGGCTTCCTGATGGACGATGCCGCCCAGTCCGACCAGCAGGCAGCCGACGTCCCTCATGATCGCGATGACTGCTTGAGCGCGCACGCACGATTACCGGCCCGTCTGGAGCTGCGCGATGAGCTGCGCGGCGATGTCGGCCGCGGTCGGCACCATCACCGGCACCGGGGCGGAGAGCGCCGCCTTGAGCGCCTCCAGCTCGGCGCGCAGTTCCTGCACCTGGGCCACCAGCCACACCGCCTCCCCGGCGCGGGGGCCGCCGGCCACCGTGGGCGAGCCGTCCGCCAGCGCCGCCACCCGGTAGATGAGGGCGGCGACGTCGTCGTCGGCGCGGGCCGGCGCCGCCACCGCCGCCGCGATGGCCTTGAGGGTCGCGGTCGTCCACACCGGCTCGCCCTTGGTGGGGCCGTCCGCGACCGTGTCCTTGCCGCCGACGAGCGCGGCCTCCCGGTAGATGAGGGCCAGGCCGTCCGGGTCGTCGCGTAGTGCCATGTCGTCTCCCATGATGAGGGTCCGCAGATCGTCGAGGGTGCCGCGGAACGCGTTGGCGTCACAGCCGGGCTGCGAGCCGATGGTGAGCTGGCTGCCGTACTGCCACAGGACCGGCGTCTGCCCGGAGTACGCCGCCCAGCCGGCGCCGGAGTCACCCGGGTACGCCTGCCGGTAGTGCCCGGCCCGGTTGGCGCCGTAGTTGGCGTTCCATAGTGGTACGCCGAGGCCGGCGAGGCCGGCGAGCTGGTCTCCGTACTGGCCCTTGCTGGCGTACGCGATGACCCGCTTGGGCTGCGCGGCCTTGAGCGCGCCGCAGAACGCCACGCCGGTCGAGGCGGCGACATTGTCGTAGCTCCACCGCTCCAGGTCCGGCTGAAGGAAGAAGCCCGGGTATCCGCGCCACCACGGCACCTGGGCGTCCAGGTAGGCCAGGAAGTAGGCCACCTGCGCGGCCACGCTTGGCCCCGAGCGGACCACGTGGTACGCGCCCAGAAACTCGATGCCGACCGCGCGCGCCCGGTCGAGCCTGTCGGCGAGGTGCTTGTGCTGGGTGCTCGTACCCTCGGTTGCCTTGTGGGTGAAGAAGGTGATGCCGTCACGGCGGGCGGCGGCGAGGTCCATCGGGCCCCGCGACCAGTCGAAATCGCTGGCGTCCCAGCCGTAGATGGTCACGGCGCATCCAGGAGGACGACGGTGAGGGTGGAGCCCGGATACTCCCAAGACGCAGCGGTGCCGGCGGTGCTGTTCTTCTTCGCGGCCAGCTTGAGCGTGTGCGCGCCGGCCGGCAGCGCGACCGTCCAGGTCTGGGATGCGGTGCGGTGCTGGTAGGTAGTGGCCAGGTCGTGCACGATCTGGCCGCTCGCGGCCATCGCCACGCCGTCGACGAGCAGATCACCGGTGCAGTAGGCGCCCAGCGCGCCGGTGGCGCAGGAGATCTGCAGCGTGCCGGTGACGACCGCCTTGGCGTGGGTGCCGAGCACGGTGACGCTCATCGTCGCGCCGTCGACATCCTGGTTGGTGGTGGTCAGCACGTCGCCCGTGTTGGACACGGCGGTGCCGCTCTGCAGCGGGCCGTTGAGGGCAATGGTCAGAGCTGACAGCGCGGTCTCCACGCTGTCGGCCAGGTCGTGGGAGATCGCGCTCGGATCACCCGGGTCGAAGGACTCCGCGTAGCGAATGCTCCACACCTCTGTCGTGCCCATGTCAGCTCCCGGTGGCCAGGTCGTAGCAGGTCTTGCCGGATGCGGCGATGGCCGCGCAGGTGGCGTACGTCGCCGCGATGTCGGCACAGGTGACGCCGATGGCGCCGCCGGCGCGGCCATCTGGGCGGGACGTGGCCACCACCGGCAGCGGGTACCGGCGCCACGCATCGCCGGCGATGCGCGTGAACCGCATCTCGGCGAGGTCACCGACGGACAGGTACCAGGTGTCCCCGGACCAGGCGGCGGGCAGTCGCAGGATCAGCGGTGTGCCGTCGGCGCACATCGCGCGCACCCGCCGCCAATCGGCCTGGGTGCCGACCTGGATCGTCACCGTGCCCTGGGCTGTGGAGCGCACGTCCGACACGATCACAGCATCAGCCCGGCCGAGCGCGGCGAAGACGCCACGCCGGGCCGGATAGGTCAGGTCGATGCCGTCGATGTCGCCGGGGATGACGGTGGCGGCGTTGGTGGCCGGCAGCGCCGGATGTCCGAGCCACGCGCTGTCCCCGGACGCCAGTGTGACCACATTGGACACTTGGGTGACGCCGGGCGCATCGGCGCTGGTCGCCTCATAGCTGATCGGCACGTCGAGCGGGCACTCGTGGTCGTAGACGACGAGCTGGGCGGCGACACCGCCCGGGTCCGCGTTGCGCACCGCGACGCGGCTGCCGTCCGGGTTGACGCGGTTGATGGTGGCATGCGTGACGTCCCAGCCGAGCACGACGAGCACCCGGGCCACCGGCGTGCCGTCGGCGGCGGCCGTCTGCGGGGTGGCCCACAGGGCCGCCTCAAACACGCCGTCACCGAACAGGCCGTCCCCGAAATACATGGTGGACGTCATGACGAGACGACCCGGTAGGCGTAGCCGGCCGGGCACAGCAATTGGTTGGAGGCGCTGGCGGCGCTCCACTGGGCGGTGAGCACCAGCGACTGGTCGGATACGGTGTCGACGGAAGTGTTGGAGGCGCTGGCGTTGCAGAACGGTGTAGCCGCCGTCGGCAGGTCGCTGAACCCCTCCAAGAAGCCGTGCCAGTTGCTGCCCGCGCCGATGCCCTTGGCGGTCATCACGCCGCGCGCCCGCCAGGTTTTGCCGGTCGCACCGGACGCGGCGGTGAGCACCACGGAGCCGACGACGGAGCCGGCGACGCCGCCGATGCGCAGGCGCAGCGTCAGCGTCGGCGTACCCGTCACCCCGGCGGTACCCCACGCCTCGACCGTGTACGTGGCACCGGCGGACATGGTGTTGGCGCGGATCGTCAGCGAGTGCAGCACCGTCTCCGTGGTTGAGTTGGCGAGGGTCAGCAGCGCGGTGCGGGTCGAGGTCGCCTTGTGGTAGGTGGGCGAGCCGGTGCTGCCGATCGCGGTGGCCACATTGGACTGTGCGAGCACGGTGTTTCCGCCGCCGTCGGCGATGGGGATAGACACACCCCACATGAGCGAGTCCGCGACGGACACGTACGTCGCGCCTGTGACCGACAGAGCGGTGATGGGCGACTGGGTGCCCAAGCCGTCGTCGTTGACGCCGGGCATGGTGGCGGCGCCGTTGATGTAGACCGGCATCGTCGCGCCGTTGATGTTGATGGCGTTGCCGGTGCCGTTGGAGCCGTCACGCCGAAAATGGCAGTTCACAATGGACAATGGGCCAGGCCCGGTGGCGGTGACGCTCAGGCCGTGGGAAACGTTGCGGTCACTGGAGCATGCGGTCATCGTCATGCCGCCGGCTGAGGATCCGGTACCCCACGCGCCGGCGACGGAGAAGCCCGCGCCACTGTTCCATTCGCTGCGGCAACCCACCAGGTGGCCGTTCTGGAATTCGGTGATGGTGAACCCGTCGCCGCCGGTGTTGCCGATCGCCTGGCAGTCCAGCAACGTCGAGTCCGTCATCTTGTTCAACACGAAGCCGCTGCCCCGGTTGCTGTCGGCCGTGACCCGGAACATATTCCACGAGTACGGGTGGGTGCCGCTGGTGTCGATGCCGTGGCGGGGCATGCCCCGGATCCACACGCGGTCCAGCTGCACATCATGCACCAAGCCGTTGGCTTGGATGCCGTCGACCGTGCCGGATGCGGAGCTGCCGTCGATGTTGAGGTCGGTGATGCGCTGGCCGCTGGACTCGGTCGGGTAGCCGCCGGTCGCCTTGTCCACCAGCAGGATCGCCGCCGCGCCGCTGAACGCTGCGGTGAGTTTGAGGCCGGCGGCGAACGGGGTGTCGGTACTGGCGAAGACCCGCAGCGCCTGCATGCCGCGCAGCCACACGTTGGGTGGCAGCACGATGGGGGCGGTGATGGCGCACTTGCCGGGGATCAGCACCATGCCACCGGTCGTCGCCGCTGCCGCCACCGCCGCCGCGATGTACGTGTCGTCCGGGCTGACCCCGTCCGCGTACGCACCGTACTCCCGGACGTCGTAGGCGAGGGAGGTCAGCCGCCCGTCCAAATTGGATAGTGCGGTCTGGGTTGTGCTGCCCCATCCCGGGTTGCCGAGCACGGGCAGTGTGAACTGCTTGGCCACGCGGAACCTCCAGGGGCAGCACGAAATGGTGGTCAGTAGGGGAAGACGCCGAGACCGCGGTGATCGAAGGAGCATGACTTGCCGGGCGCCGTCTTGTACTGGAGCCAGAATGTCGTCGGGCCCTCATTGAGGCCGGTGAGGAACACGAACCGGGATGCAGTGACGGAGTACTCGGTGAAGGTGGTACCACCCACCTGCACCGTCGAGCCGACCCGGTTGATGTTGTCGGGAGCGATCGTGTTGGCGCCGGACGCCACCAGCGTCGCGTAGGCGCCATCGAATGCGTCCGGAGTGACATCCTGCCAGAACACCGAGATCGTGGAGAAGATCAGCGCGCGGCCCGTCTGTCCAATGTCGACGGTCACCGACGGGCCGAAGGTGGCCAGATCGCCCCAGTCGGACGAGGTGCATCCTTCGTCGAGGTCGATCACCTGGCTCGCGGGCCCGAACACGAAGTCGGACAGCCTCGAGATCTGGCCGGCGCCGTTGACCGCGGCCAGCCCGAACGAGCCGTCGCCCAACCGGCCGATCTCTACGACGGTGGCGCCCGTGTCGTCGCGGACCGCGAGCTGTCCGGGGACGGTGCCGAAATTGCCCAGCACCACCCAGGTCGAGCCGCTGCCGAGCAGGGCGACAATGTCACCGGCCACCGGCAGGTATGAGGACAGGTAGGAGGCGGCGACCAGGGCGCCGCCGCCGACATCCACGGTGATCGCACCGGCCGCGTAGGACGTGACGGTGCCGATGCGCATGCTCGCCCCGCCCTGTCCCGCCTGCGATACGGCAGCCGCTACGCCCATCGTCATCCCCCTCCGTCGCTCGTGGTCGACGTAACCGACCGGGTCTGGATCTGCATGGGAGTGCCGACGTCCAGCGGCAGCGTGAACGCGTCCACCAGGTGTTTCTCCGTCCCCTCGGAGGTCTCCACCTGGATGACGTCGCCGGCCTCCAGGGCCGGGTTCGGCACGCACTGGATCTCCCGGGTGCGGGTGATGCCGATGACGCGCGACAGCCGCGCCTGCCCAGCCACCACCGCCTGGGCGGCGTCCGTCACTAGCGCGTTGGACAGATGGCGGACCACCTTGCCGTACGGGCCGCCCCAGCGGGTGGGGCTGGCCGGGTCGACGTCCACGACGGTGACGAGCAGCGGCGTGTCGCCCGCCCGCTCCACATCTACAATGATCTTGTTGGCGACGTCCGTCCGGCTGCGGCCCTGCGCATCCGACACGATCACCGCATCATCGGTGTCCGCCCGCAGTGTCCACACCGGAGGGTCGTCCAGGGTGGGTATCGGGCGTACCACGCACTGCTGGCCATCCGCCGTGATATACACCTCGGCGCCGAGCGCGGTGGCCAGATCGTCGATGGCCTGGCCCCTGTCGTACTGCCACATGATGGAGGCGGGCACCGTCCACAGCCGGCCGGTCATGTCGACGAATGAGGCGGGTACGCCCGCCTCGAACACGAACTGCCGGATCACGCTGGTTAGCAGCGCCCTCGTGTCCGGTGTGCGGGGCGTCTCGAACTGGAAGTCGTTGATGGCGGCGAAGCGATCCGAGCAGACGACCTCGACCGCGCCGGACAGCCGCTGGCGCGACACACTCTCCACCCGGCCGGCGAACACCGGGGCCGGCTGGCCCACCATGGCGCCGGCCGCATCGCGAATGCCGCGCCACGCCCGGATCTCGGCGCCGAACGGGGCGAGCAGGTCGGTCGCGCTACGCGGCCACATCTCCTCCGCGACGACGAACGTGGCGGTACGCCGCACCCGGTTGCGGGCCGTCACCTGCACCGAGCCGGACTGAATGTCGAGGTCGGCCGCCTTGGCTCCGGCGAACCACACCTCGACGTGGGTGTACAGCTGGTGGGAGCGCGTCAGCGCGTCAAGCCAGTCGGGCGTGGCACCCGCCCACATCAGACGCGCACCCCGCCCGACACTGCCGCTGTCGTCGCCCGGTCGTATGAGGCGATCCGCGCATCCACCACAATCTTCACCCGGGACGTGATCTCCTCATCGCCCACATACACCCGCACCTGTGGCGCGGCGACATTGACCACCGGGGCCGCGGTCGCCTTCCCCCCGCCGGGCATGAACCGGCCGCCGTACCAACGGCTGGCCTGGTCGAGGATCGCGGTCGAGCGGGCATAGTCGCCCAGGCGCGGAATGAACGCCTCACCGCCGGTGGCGGGCTCAGCGAAGCCGTACGTCGGCGAGGTGCGCGCCGGGTACAGCGCGGCGCTACCGAGGCGCACCAGGCCGTCGGCGGCGTAGTCGATGCCGCCCCAGCGTCGGTAACTGTTGAGCTGACCCTGCACGTGCGACGTGTCGCCATGGGTCACGACGGTGACTGTCGTGGTGATGTGCTTGCCGTTGAGCGCGTCGAGCGTCTGCTTGTACTGCCGCACCGACGACGCCGCACCGGCCAGACCCGGCGCGTTGATGCTCGTGGCCACGGCCGCCGGCATCTGCGCGTAGGTGCGGATCAGGTCGTCGATCTGCTGCTTGGTGAATCCGGCCTGAGACAACGTCTTGCGCAGCTGCGAGATGTAGCCGTTGTACGTGTCGCTGGCGGCCTGGACCGAGCCGGTCTCGGTGAGCTTCGCCTGTGCTGCCTTTTCGGCCGCGTCGACCGTATCCAGGATGGCAGACTTGTTGTCGCGGCCCTTCTGGGTGTTGATGTCGAGGGTGCGGCCGTTCTCCTTCAACGTGTTCGTCAGATCGCCAATGGACTGCGCGAAGCCGATCTCCCCTCTGGCCCAATCCTCAGCAGCACCGTGCAACTCCTTGAAGACGTCGTCGAGGGTCTGGCCCTTGCTGATCGCGTCCTGCAGACTCGACGCCATCGTCTTGGCGTTCTGGGCGACGTTGACGAAGCTGTTTGCGCTCGCGGCGGTCGAGGTGGCGGCGTTGGCCTGCGCCTCGGCATATTGCGGCAGACCCTTCTTGAGGTCGTCGATCGATATGCCGGCCTTCTTCGCCTGCGTCGCCAGCGCGTCGAAGTCCTTCTTCGCCTGGTCGCCGTTCCCGCTGGACACGAGCGATGCCAGTGCCTGGTCGATGGCGCCGAGGCGCTGCTGAGCGTGGTAGCCGCTCTCGTCGAAGACCCGGCCGAGACCGGTGACAGACTCGATGGTGCCACCCACCGCGTTCCCGAATTTGGCCATGCCCCCGCTGCCGAGCGTGCCGAGGTCGTAGTCGAGGTGGCCCAGCGAGTCGCCGGCGGCCTTACCGCCGGCGGCGAACTTGTTGAGATCCTGTGTGGTCTTGCTGACCTGTGGCGTGATGTCCTTGCCGAAGGCGGCAGAGGCCGCCTGCGCGGCCGCCAACACGATGGCGAGCCTGCCGGCCACACCGGCTACCTTGCCCAGACCCGTGGCGGCGACCTGACCCGCAGGTCCCATGTCGCGCAGGGAGGTCATGAGTTCCTGACCCTGTTGGCGTAGCTTCAGCCATCCGGTACCGAGCAACAGGCCGGCACCCGATAGCCCGGCAAGGAGGGTGACGGTCTGCTGCACCGGCGCGGGCATCTGACCGAAGGCATTTACCGCGCCGGTCGCTGCCTGCGCCAGCTTGCGCAGCCCCGCATTGGCACCGGAGCCGCTCTGGATGGCCAGCGTCTCAAGGGATCCCTTGAGCTGCTCGACGTCGCCGCTCAAATTGTCCATCTTCTGCCGCGCGGTATCGGCTGCGGCACCCTGGTCGTTGACCGACCCGATGTACTTCTGGATCCCGGCCGAGCCCTGCGTGTACAACACGTTGGCCGAGCGCATCGCGTCGCTACCGAAGATCTGGGCAAGGGCCTGGTCGCGTTGCTGCTGGGTCAGGCCACCGAGCTGCTTCTGCAGGATCCCGGCGAGCGCTGTGATGCCGACGAACTTGCCCTGCGCGTCATAGACGTTGATACCCAACTGCTTCATCAACGCGGCGCTCTGCTGCGACGGGTTGGCCAACGCCTGCAACATCGTCTTCAGCGACGTACCCGCGTCGCTGCCCACCAAAGCGTTGTCGGCAAAGGCACTCAACACGCCCGCAGTGTCCTCAAGGGACAGTCCGAACTGGGAGGCGACGAGCCCGCCCTGCTTGAGCGAGTCGCCCATGCCCGTCATGTCCGCCGCCGACTTGTTGGCGCTCGCCGCGAGCACATCGGCGATGTGCGGCACCGCCGAGCCCTGAAGCTTGAAGATGTTCATGGCCTGTGCCGCAATCGTCGCGGCCTGGGACAGATCCATCTGGCCGGCGGCGGCCAGCGACAGCGCACCTTGCAGGCCACCGCCCAGGATATCCTTCACCGACACGCCGGCCTTGGCGAGTTCCTCCTCAGCCTGCGCGGCGTCGGTGGCGCTGTATGCCGTCGCCTGCCCAGCCTGGATCGCTGCGGTCCGTAGATCCGACAGGCGCTTGGCGTTGGTGCCCGCCACCGACCCAACCGCCGACATCTCCTTGTCGAAGTCCATGGCGGCCTTCGTGGCCATGCCGAAGGCGCCGAGCAGGCCGGCGCCGAGACCGCCGGCGGCGATGGCGAGGCCGTTGAACTTGTCCTTGTGCTTGACGCCCAGCGTGTCCAGTTCGCCGCCGAAGTCCGACACGGACTTCTTGGCGGTGGCCAGTCCGGCCGTCAGCCCCTGGACCTTGGCGACCAGGTTGACGGAGACAGTACGGTCGGCCACCTGACACCACCCTCACGTTCTGGACGGGCAGGCGTACCCTGCGTGGCATGAGGGCAGGACAGAAATTGACCAGGCGCGATGTCGCGAACCTGGCGGTACTCGCGATCTTTGGGATCGCGCTCGGCTATCTGATCTACCTGGCCGGCTGGGGCGCCGTCGCGCTCGTGCCGGTCCTTGGCGTCGCCGCGCTGATCGGGCTCGTGATCGCCGCACTGCGGCGGCACACCACCCGGTAGCTACCTCAGCTCGGCCCGCCAGCGGGTCGCACCCATCCGGGCGCTGCTGCTCTTGTAGGCATCGGCGTAGGCGTCCTGCGAAATCTCAATCGCCGTGCACGCCCCGCAGCGGTGCGGCGGCGACACCCGGTACGCCTCGGCGTCATGCTCGGTGGTCTCCGCCAGATCCCGGCCGCAGCCGTCGCAGGTCCTCTCGCGGTACAGGGCGAGCGCCAGCATCCAGGCGCGCTCCTGCTCGTCCCACTCGATCTCGGGCTGGCTGGCCACTATCCGGCCGGCGTCGTCGTGCTCGTAGACGGTCCGCGGCTCCCAGCCCTCGAACCGCTTGAGGGAGATGCGCAGACGCGCCGCCGCCTCTATTCGGGCGCGGAGCTCCGGAGCATCGCGGAGGCGCCCGGCGAGAAAGGGACGTCGACCTCGCCGCGGTTGACCACGATCGCGGCGCCGGCCAACGCGTCGAACTGCGCATCGGAGAGTTGGTCCTGCAGGAGGGTGTCGAGTACCTCGGCGTCGAGCAGCGGCTCGACGAGCGATGCGGCGACCAGCGCGGGCCAGAAGGTCAGTGTGTTGTATCCGTAGGCGCCGTCGAGCCGGTCAGGCTTGCCGTCGGCGTCCAGCCGTGGCGGGTGCGCGGCGTACAGCTCGTTGTACTCCCGGCGCGGTAGCGCACGCAGACGGAAGACGACCGTGGCCTGCGCCATCTGCTCTTCGAGCGCCCGCATCTGCTCGGCGTACTGCCGGGCACCGGAGCCAGCCAGCGAGTCGCCGCTCGCCTGTTCCGCGGCGGCGCGCTTGCGTTCCAGGTCCTCCCACGCCGCGACGAGGTCACCGCGCAGGCACAGTTCGACGGTCTTCTCCGGCCTCTTCGCCGACTTGATGATCTCGGTGACGTCCATTCCTGCCCTTCCTGCCCGTGGTGTGGTGGGGCGCCGGTCCGGGCAGGAAAGCCGGCGCCCCAGCTTGTTACGCGACGACGGCGCGAAGGTTCGGCTGAGCCGAGATGATGACCGGCACCTCGTACTTGCGTACCGACTGGTTACCGCCGTCCGGCGGGAGCAGGGACACCTCGCCGCAGATGATCGGGTAGACCTCGACCGGCTGGGTCGAGGTCCAGGCCGTGGTCTCCGCGACGTCCCGGCGGATCACGATGTAGCCGGCCGTCGCGGTGATCAACGTCGAGTAGGCCGTGTCGCCGCTCGCCTGCTTCTTCAGGCGCAACCGGGTGTCGCCGAAGCTGGGGCGGCCGGGCACGGCGGTGCTGAACTTGGAGTTCAGCGCCGTGTTGTCGACCTTGTCGGTGCTGCTCTCGAAGTTGACCAACCCGTCGGCGGTCAGCACGCTCTGGAGCAGGATGCCCGCGTTGAGCTCGGTCGTGGTCGGCGCCGCGATGTTGCTGATCGTCGGCGCGTATGCGACGCGGGTGTTGCCATCGGTAAGGACGTCCGCCACCGATCAGCCCTCCTTGGATCCGCCGCGAGCCGCGGCCTTGGTTGGTGCCTGGGTCTGTGCGGCCGCCTCGACGGCGGCCTGTTGCGCGGCGAGGTGCTCGGCCACCACCGGCGAGACCGGCTCCGGCGGCGCATCGGCGCGCACCCAGCCCATCGCCAGCCAGTCCTCGACCGCGCCCTGCGGGCACTCGAAGTGCCCGCCGGTCTCGGGATGCTGCAGCCACACGCGCTCGTCGCTCATGCCGGGTACACCTCGTAGGTGAGCGCCGTGGTGGGCGTGGACGTGATGGTCACCAGGCCGGTGCCGAGGTTGACCTGCGATGGACTGATCTGGAACGCCTTGACGCCGGTGGCGACCGTTGCCACGCCGGAGACGCTCGCCGGATTGCCTGCGGGCGTCGCGCCGCCATCGGAGATCGTGATCGTGTTGATGGTGCCGGCGGTCCGGACGAGCAGGATGCAACCCTGCGTGCCGAGCTGCGCCTGCGTGATCGTGTCGGAGGCCGAAGCGTTGTTGACGGTGACCGCCGTCCCGCCGGCCGTAGGCACGGACATGGTGAGTGCCGCCATCCGGCGCACCTCCTTGGGAGATCCGCCGGGTGGCGGAAAGTGTTGGTACAGAACGCCTTCGGGCTAGCAGGCGTACATCTGGTAGACCGAGATCGAGTCCATGACGACGGTCCCGGTGCTCTCGTCACGGTCCGGCGGCGTCGGCTCCTGCGCCTCCCGGATCGGGGCGCAGCTCAACCCGACCACCGTCGGCTTGACGTCCAGCAGTGCGGTGCGCACCCGCTGCGCTGCCGCCCGGGCGGCGCCCGCGTTGCCACCCACGCTGTGGCAGTACCAGGTCGTCAGGTACCGGGTGGACCCGCCGCGCAAGTCGTTGTCCGGGTGGTGCGCGGGCCGGCTCACCGTGGCGTAGACCACGACGTAGGGCGGCACGCCGCCGGCCGGTACCGCGCCGTCGTAGACGGTCAGCGAGGTGTCCGCGCGCAGCAGAGTAAGGCCGGCGTCGACGAGCGCCTGGTCGAGACCGTCGGTCACGCGAGCAGGTCCCCAGCCAGGCGCGCCAGCGCCGCCTCGGTCTTCGGCGCCTCGGATTGCAGCGCCGGCAGGCCGCCGGGGCGCGGGGCATTCTTCGGGGTGCCGAACTCGATGATGTTGCCCAGCGCACCCTGGCGTCGGGCCTTGTCTGGCCCGATCTCGGCGCGGACCGAGCCCGGCAGGTGGTACAAGTCGTAGGAGATCGCCCGGGGCAGCGCGGGGGCGTGGCGCAGGCCGGTCCAGCGGCGGGCCCAGTCCTGCTTGATGTTCAGGGCGCCCTTGGCCACCACCGCCTCGACAACGGGCAGGGCGCGGGACTGCGCCTTGGTGAGGCTGGCGAGCAGCCGGTCGACACCCTCGACGGTGACGGAGATGTCGTCGGCCATCAGCCCGTCACCTCCTCAATCTGGATGCGCCGCGCAGTCTTGTGGGTACCGCCGGCGAGCCCCCGGATCCACCACTGGCGGCCGGGCAGGTCCGCATCCAGCGCCGAGGTGTCGCAGGTGACCACGTCCTCGACGGCCGGGCCGGTCACGGACATCGGCAGCTGCAGCTCGTACGGCACCTGGTAGACGCGGGCCTCGCCCACGTCGGACCCCTGGCTCTCCAGCGCACGCTGCTGTATCCGGCACCTGCCGGAGTAGACGACGGTATACGTGCGGGTGATCTGGCCGGTGTCCGGGTCGGTGGCCTCCCCGCTCTGGCGTCGGATCGTGCACGCGTCGACCATGAGCGCCTCGGCGGCGCGGCGGCCGGCGAGCACGGCGGTCGTGGCGCTCACTGGACCTGCCCCGGCTCGTCGGGCGCGGTGCCGGAGACGGGGCGCACGACCCGGCCGGTGTTGGGTCTGGTTGTCGTGGGCTGCGGCGCGGGGCCGGCGGGTACGGGCATCAGGACCTCACAGCCGCGTCCAGTGCCACGTCGGGGCGGCCGAGTAGGTGAGGGTGATCTTCCGTCCGGTCGGCACCATCACCAGACCCGAAGTGACACCCAGCGTCTGGCCGTCCACCGCGATCGCGGTCACCGTGCCGCCGCTGACATGCACGGCGCAGTCACGCCAGAACGGGTTGCGCAGCGCGGTACCTGACGAGGGGACGGCCGGTGGGGTTGTGGTGCCGGAGGTGCCGTCGATGTACTCCACGCGCACGTTGGTGGGGTCCGACACGGAGATCGTGTTGATGATCCCGCCGAGGCCGACGTAGCCGCTGGCGAGCCCGTTGGTGTCGGCGATGTGCGCGCCCCCGAAGGTGCCCTCGACGGAGAGCGCGGCGACGACGGCCTTGCCGCCCTGCACGAACTGGATGCCGTTGTTGCACACCTCGGCCGAGGCGTTGCCGATCCAGGCCACATGCTGGCTGCCCGAGCTGTTCTCGAACGAGCCGATAATCGTGAACGCGGTGAAGCAGTAGATCGCCCGGATCGCCGGGGCCGACAGATGCTCGGTGAGGTGGAAGCCGTACGTGAAGCCCTGCACCGACACGTCATCGACGTTGTTCAGGTCGTTGTTGCCCGGCCACGGTAACGCCACACCGAACGCCCAGCCGCTGCCCTGACCCACCGTGATGGACGTGGGGGGCTGGTCCACGAGCACGGCGCTATGCCGGATCGTGGCCTGCGCGCAGCCACGCAGGTCGATGCCTGACATGTCGGCGCCGTGCGCCGTGTTCGGCACCTGGATCTCGACGCCCTCAATGATCACGTGAATATTGCTGAAGGTGGCCGCCGACGAGCCGTAGCCCTGCTGGGGTGTCGGGCCGCCGATGACCGACGCCTCGCCGATCGTGCCCGACGTGTCCGTCGCGGAGATTGTCGAGCGCAACACCACCCCGGAACGCTGCCGGGTGGTCTGCGTCCAGATCGGCATGGCCGAGGCGTCGACGGCACCCCGGATGCGCAACACCACCTTGTTGGCGGTCATGCCGATGACGGGGATCGGGATCTGCGCGTTGCCGTGCGTCAAGCCCTGCTGCACCGGCGCGCCGGCGATGCGGTACTCCACCGGCGGCACTGGGATGTACACCTCCGCCGCACCCGAGTGCGCCACCGCATATGCCACCGCATCAGCCACCGCCGCGACGAACGCGGGGGTGTCGTCGGTGACGCCATCACCCACGGCGCCATACTGCGCCACCACGTTGAAAGACCACGGGCTGCCGCCGGACTCCAACGCGTCGAGACGGTCGCTCACGCGTGGGTAGATCGGCACCACCGGTCCGGCATTACACGAGGCGTAGAGCACCTTGACGCCGTCGGGGAACTGGAAGAGCGGGATCAGTGTCGTCGCCGGCATCGTCAACAGCGCCCCGGGAATTGGCGCGCCAGCCGGGTACGTCAGGATGTCCGCCGGGGTGGTACCGGCGGCGTCGGAATACACCGTCAGCGGCAGGCCCGCGGTCGAGCCTAGCGCGTTGTCCGCACGGACCTGGAAAGCCAGCCGTGAGCCCTCGTCGGGGCCGACCAGACGTGCCATGTCGCCCCCTCAGATCGTTGTGCGGATGGAGAATGCGCGCCGGCGGCGGCCGGCGACGCCGAGCTTGTCGGCGATGGACTGGACCATCGCCGCGCCGAGCACCTCGGCGGCCTTCGTCTCGGAGTAGTCGTCGATCGAGTACGCGCGGATCCCGGTCGGGTTGTCGTACAGCACGCTGGCCGCGTCCAGCACCACCGAGACCACGTCGTCCGGGATGGTGGTGTAGCCATGGGAGTAGGTCACCTGGACCCGTGGCGCCCACACACCCAGCGGTCGGGTACGCGGGTAGCCCATGAGCCGGCCGCCGGTGTTCCACCACCACGGGAAGCCACGGGTGAGCTGGTTGCCGACGCGGGAGTAGTCGCGGTCCTCGACCATCAAGACCGCGACGCCACCAAACTCGGCCATCTCGGTGATGGTCAGCGGGTTGGAGTCGTCGACGACCAACGGTCGCTGCGGCAGCGTCAGCACCCGCTCATTGCCGGTGAGGACCACCGTCTCCTGTGAGACGAAGGTGAACACCTGCGCGGAGATGGCCCGGATGAGCCCCGACGCGCCGTCGACCGCGAGCTGCGCGGAGGACGTGTCGAGGTCCTTCTGGAGCCGGGAGGCGAGCTGGTCCGGTGTCGCCAGCGCGGTCATGCTCGCCCCCCGATCCCGTCAGTCCTGCGGTACGAGCTTGGCCAGCGCGGCGAGCACGCCGGCACGCGGCGCGTCCCGGTGGTTCTCCGCCTCGAGGGCTGCGGCCGCGCGGGTGGCGTCTTCGCCGACCCACTCGAGCACCTGGGCGATGGTGCCGTCCGGTACCCCGTCGCCGTCCCCGTCGACAGCCGGACCGTCCGTGACTTCCTCGACCGGCGCCGCACCGGCAAGCAGGAAGTCGGCGAACTCGCCCGGCGGAATCTGCTCGCCCTCGATCAGGTCGTGCAGGCCGTAGTTGTAGTAGACGCGGCACGTCTTGATCACCCGGAGCATCAGGCGTGCTCCACCATGACCGCGCGCTTGTACAGCGCCGCGTCGCCGGTGCCACTGTCGCTGGGCACACCGAAGTCACCGGTGTAGGCCCAGCTCGTGGAGATGACCTGCTGCAGGCGGTCCGACGGCGGCCGCACGATCAGCGCGACCTGGGTGGTCGGCGCCGCCTCGATCATGCGGATCGACGGGACATCCTCCACGCCGGTGCCGGCCAGCAGCGAGCCGATACCTTCGAACGGCGCCGCGACCACCGCGCCGTCGCCGACCACGATGGGCCGGAACACGGTGGCACCCGAGTTGCTGGTGACCGTCGGCGTCTCGTTGTTGCGCACCCAGTCGATGCCGGAGAACCGGCCGATGGACAGGTCCCGCCAGACGGGCGAATCCTGGCGACCCTGGAGGGCCTGCTTGAAGTCCGCGTCCGCGAAGAGCTCGGCCTCGGTGTCCGGCGGGATGTGCGCGGTGTAGTAGCCGCCGTTGGTCGGCACGTTCATCTTGCGCAGACGCACCACGGCCGCCCGGAACATGGCCAGGGTGGCCACGTCGGCGGTGGTGATGTCGTAGGCGGTGTTGCGGGCCGCGGTGCGTACCGAGGTCGGCGCGTTCTGCGCCACCACGTAGTCACCGGCGGTGTCCACGCGGGCGGTACCCAGGGTCAGGGTGCCGGGCCCGGACTGGGCGCTGGTACCGGTGACGGTGTTCGCGACGCCCGTGATGCTGACCGTCAGCGGAGTCGAGCCGGACACCGCGGTCGGCACGCCGTTCACCAGTGTCCGCGTGAAGCCGCTGACGTCCGCGACCACGATGCTGGTATCGGACGAGCCGCTCGCCGTCGCCCAGGTGCGGCCACCGGCGTACGCCCGGTAGATCTTGTTGCGGGCGATCTGGTTGAGCGACTGCGCGGCGTTGATGCCCAGGGTCTGCACGTCGGCCAAGAACTTCGACGCCAGGGTCATCGCCGACTGGATCATGTTGGTGTCGACCGACAGGCCGTACTGGTCCATCGTGACGGACCACTGCTCCACGGTGTACGTGCTCGCGCCGGAGATGTCCGCGCCGCCCAGCGGCGTGGTCGTCGGGGCGATCAAGCCCTTGCGGGTGAAGGTCTTGGTGTCGCCCAGGGCGCCCTGCCATGGCTCGCTGTCCGCGATGGCCGGGAACAGGAACCCGGGGATCAGGGCATCCCGGAAGACGCGGTCCAGCATGCCGTTCTGCATGATCGCCTGAATGGCGGCCGGCAGAGTCGACCGCACGTCGTGGCGGTCGAGCCGGAACCAATCGGCGCGGGTCGTCAGCTTCATCACTTCTCCGTTGTGATCTCGATGGACACGATGTCCGGGTGTGCGTGGGCGATCTGCTCGAGGCCGAGCAGAGTCGTTTGGGTGAGCGCCGAAACCGCGGCGCAGACGCGCCCGTCCTCAACCCGACCCTCGTGCCCGTCGACCGCCAGGCTGAAATGCCCGTCAGCGAGGGTGGCGGCGATCCGGATCACGAGCGGGGGCGGATGCCGTACTTCGCCATCTCGGCGTTGACGATCGCCTTGTCCGCGGTGCGGAAGTCGGTCGCCTGGCTGTCGCCGCCGCGGCCCTGCGACGGGTCCGGTGCCGGATTACGCGGGGCCGCCGTGCCGGCCGGCTTGGCCAGGTGCGGCTTGCGCTCGAGCACCTTGCCCAGCGCCTCGGTGATGGCCTCGGTGTCGACCTCGCCGTCCTTGACGTATTGGGACAGGTCGCCGAGGTTGAGCGCCGCGTCGTCGCGGTCGGCGAAGCCGTCAGCGAGGGCCTTGACTTCCGCCTTGACGGCGCGGGCCGTCGCGGCCTGCTCCCGTTTCTCGGCAGCCTCGACCCGCTCGGCGAGCTTCTCCGCCTCGCTCTTCTGGGCATCCTCGATCGCCTTGAGCTTCGCCGCCTGTTCGGCCGCCAGCTTCTCGGCGGCCTTGCGGGCGGCCCGTTCCTCGGCGAGCGCCTTCTTGCCGGCATCGCCCAAAGGCTCGGCTGGCGGGTCGGCGGGCTTGGGCGGCTCAGCCGGTGGGTCCGCCGGCTTCGGCGGGTCGGCCGGGTCGTCGTGGCGGGCGAGAGAGAACCACGCCTGCCGCGGGAGATACCTGGTGGTCATCGCGACCTTCTGTTCGGCCGCCGGCATCGCACCGGCAGTCAGAGGATGTAGCCGTGCACTCGCAGCGCCCGGATCGTCTCGTCGCGAGACCAGCCGAGCCTTTCCGCTTCCGCGTAGATCGACTCAGGCGTGAGTCGGACCGGCCGCCCCCGGCCACCGCGGCCGGTCGCTCGCAGTCGCTGCCCGGCGATGGAGACCGAGCGCAGGTCGCGCTTGGCGTTGCTCACCTGCGCCAGGTCGCCGCCATCGGCGATGGCCTTCGCGTCGGCCTGCGACCAGCCGGCCGCCCGGTGCTGCTCTGGCGTCATCACCTCATACAGCGCCTTCGGCGACTCAGGCTCGATGACCTCGGCCGCCGGCACCATCACGCAGTCGCACTGGGGGTGACGCAGGAAACCCCGGCTGTAGCGGTACCAGCGGCCAGCCAGAACCACGCAGCGACTGCAGGACGGCGGGGTTGTCAGCCTGGTGTACCCGGCGACCTTGCGGTCATTGACCTGAGCTACACCGGTGGCCACACGGGCCGCGTCGGAGACCTGGGTGGCGACAATGCGCTCGAGGTGGCGGCCGCCGATGGTCAGCGCGCTCGCACCGTCCATGCCGCCGGCCGTGAGCGCTCCGACCTCGAAACTCGGGTACCCCAGCAAGCCCTGCAGTGTCCGGCCGTCGCTGGCCACGCCGGCGAGCGAGCGGGTCGCCACCTGGCCGGCCGGGTCAGCTGTCTCGCCGGCCAGACGCAGCGCGGTGGACACGTACCCGTCGGCGCCCCGCGCCGCCTCGGCTTGGTGGCTGGTGACCAGGCTCAGTACCAACTGGGCGATCGCCCGCCAGGTCGCGTCGACGTTAGCCGCGTCGACCAGGCCCCAATGCCGTCGCACCTGGCGAACCGCGTCGGCGGCCAGCTGCTCCTGGCGCACGCGGTGCAACTGGGCGAGCCGGGTCAGCTCAGGCGCCAACACCAGAAGGCACCGGCGGCTTGGGGGTGGGCGACGCGGTCGGGTCGGCGCCAGCGGCCGCATCGCTCAGTCGCGGCGAGCGCAGTTCCATCAGCTCGGCCGCGCTCGGCATCTTCAGCGTCGCCGCGTCCTGCTTGTCCATCTCTTCCATCTGCCGGATCTGCGGATCGGTGAAGCGCATCATCTCGCGCGCGTAGCGCAGCGGCACGATGCCGGCCTGGTAAGCCTTCGTCGCCGCGTCGGTGGCCTGCGCGATGGTCGGCGTCGACGGGTCACGCCAAGCGGTGGCCAGGCGCTGCAAGCTCTTGTCCCAGATGCCGGTGTAGATGCGCATGGCGATCTGGACCGTGCGTTCCCAGCTGACGTCGAGCATGCCCTGCTTGACCTCGGCACGCAGGTTCAGCCGGGCCTCGGCGGACTTGATGCCCTCGGCGCTCGCAGGATTGTCCGTGCTGAAACCGAGGTAGTGCGGGGGCAGGCCGTAGAGGCTAGACACCAGCTGCGCCAAGGCGTCCAGCGTCTTGTGGAAGTTGGACAGGTCGGAACTCTCGAACTGGCCGAGCTTGGCGTCTTCATTCTCGGTCGCCCAGAGTCGGCCCACGACGTTCTTCCAGACCGAGATCGGATTGTTCTGCTCATCGACAAAATCCGACTCGCTGATGCCGACCGCCCAGTACTTCGGCAGCGCGTGGAAGTTGGCGCCAACCATCATATCTGTGGCGATCTTGCAGGCGGCATCCGACAGCGGCAGGATCGGCTTCAGCTCTGAGACGCCCAGTGGGCGCTTGCGGCGGGCCCGGTTCAGGATCGGTACCACCGGCACCGCGCCCAGATCGTGCGTGTCGCGGTCAATCTCCGACCAGCCGGTGCCGTCTTTCTCGTAGTGAATGGTCGCGGCCGGCAGGTACAGGGTCGCCCGATCGGCGTTCTGCGCCTGCTCTTCACCCTGTGACGACCACCGACGCAGCGCGGCGGACGTCTGGCGGGTCCGCGGGTCCGTCGTGGCGATCATGTCCAGCGCCGACTCATCGGTGATGACCGGCGGGTCGCCGTCGGCATCCGGGCTGCCGATCGTGACATAGGACCGGCCCAGCGCCAGAGCCTCGACATGCGCCCGGGCCGCGCCGGCGTCCATGTCGTTGGCTTCCCAGATCTGCCAGATCTCATCATCGCCGGACACCTGGTCGGGCCGGCGGAAGCCTTCCAGCTTCAGCCTCTCTACCACCGAGTCCACAGCCAACTGGGGCCAGAACAGCACGACCTGGCGGATCTGCCCCTCAAGCTGCTGGATCAGCTCCGGATGCATGTACGAGAGGGGTTGCTCACCCTCGTAGTAGGCGTCCATGAGCCGCAGGTGTTGCAGCTGCCGATCGTGCAGCCCGATGAGGGACATCAGGGTGTCGTACTCGGACGTCATCAGCCCCTCACCACCACTCGTCTGCGCGTCTTGGCCGGCCAGAGCTTGGCCGCGGTCACGTCGCCGGCCGCCTCGTGGCAGATGATGCTGGTAATGGACGCGTCGATCTTCCGTCCATCCTCCGGCTTGGTGAGCACATACCGACCGCCTGGGCGGGGCAGCTTGTGGGTCGCCTCGACATGCGCCTCGGTGGTCGTGCACCCGTCGTGCGACCAGGCGCTCTCCGCCTTCGTGACGTCGGTATGCAGGCGCTCGGCAGCGGCCTGCATTTGCAGCGGCCGGGCCGTCGCCCAGCGGATCACCTTCTTCTCGCCGTATTCGGCCGACCAGGCGTCCGCCTCGGTCGTCCAGTAAGGCGGGTCCAGATACATCCGGACGATCACGAAGCGGGTCATCAGCTCCTTGACTGCTGCGCCGACTTCCAGTCGCGGCACCTGTCCGCCCCACTTCGCCGGATCCCAGATCGTCGGGACTTTCAGTCCGGCCAGTCCGTAAGTCGGTGTGAACTGATACCCGTCCTCGGTCTCAGCTCTGATTGCGGTCCAGTCGTCGACGTCGCTGCCGTCGAACCCCAGCACGATCGCGGTGCCGTCGGGCACCTCACGCGGCGCCTTGCGGGCCTTCCACGCCTCGATGTCCATCCAGACGCCGGCGCCGGCGGCCATCCGGTTTCCGAAGAACCGTTCCGCCTGGGCCAGGTCACCCTTGTCGATGAGCTCCTGGGCCTCGGCGTCGATGGACTCGATCCGCACATGCGTCGAGCCGCGGTACACGAACTCGTGGATCTTCCGGCGGTTCGCCTTGACCTCGTACTTGAGGTGCTTCGGTGGCGGCCGGTGGAATTTGAAGATGTCCTTGGCCTTGGCCTGGTACGTCAGCTGCGCCTGGGACTTCTGCGTCGGGTCGAAGGCGTTCGTCGTCTCCTGACCCCGGCCCTGCATGCCGGCGAGGCCACGACGCTGGGTGTCCGCGACGCCGATCATCTTGTTCTGTGCCGTCCAGATACCCGTCTCGTCCTGTGCCACATAGGTCACCGGGTTGCCCAGACGGGCCTGCGCTGAGGACGTCACGACATCGATGCGGCCCTCTTCGGTGCCGATGATCCGGGTGAACTGCTCACCGACGCGCAGCAGATCCGAGAGTGGGCCCAGGCGCACCATCGACTTCAGCGGCCGGTAAATGTTGTCCGTCTGGTCCTCGGCGAACGCCGTGATCTGGATCAGCGGCGTCGGCCACCGCATCCCCATCGCCTCGCCCGGCCGGTACGCATACTCCCAGCCGCACCCGCACCCCTGGTCCTCGCACACCCAGCCGTCGTCCCTGCCCGCCCACCCCGCGAACAGCGCCGGCCCGACCGCCTCGAGCGCCACGCCGGTCGCCGACCACGGACCTTTGCCGGTCTTCTGTGGCGCGATGATCTGGCTGCGACGGTAGTAGAACGCGGTACCCATGAGCGGGTCGTCGGGGATCCACTCGGCGTCCTGGCGGACCCGGTAGTGGTTGAGGGTGCACCAGGCCTGCCATGGATACATCTCGAACGGCCGTCCGGCGCGGAAGCCGTCCGGGATCCGGCAGTGGCGCTCGATCCAGTCGACCGCGATGAACAGAGCGGGGAAGTCGACGACGAACTGGTCTGCGTCAGCCCGTCGCGTCGCCACGGACGACCTGGAACCGGTCGCGCGCGGATGACCGGGCAGGCTCCTCGGCGGCGGCAGTCTTCGTCTTGGTCTCGCGCTTCGCCGCGATCTGGTCCCCGGCGATGCGCCAGCGGTGCATGTGCATGCCCGGGATCGTCAGGCCCAGCGCGTCGGCAAGCTGGCGCACCAGAGTGGTCGCCGCGGTCGGCGAGTTGCGTTGCTCAGCCTCGACCAGGCGTCGGACGTAGAGCGCTACCGGGACTGATTGCAGCAGCCGTTCCCATTGCACGGCCTGGGGCATCCTCCAGAGGTCTTTCCAGATCTCCGTTTCGCGGGCGGTGGCATCGGTCAGCGGCCATGCCGGCGGGTCGCCCGCCCGGCCTTCCGCTGGCAGAACCGTCCACTCGCCGTCACTCTTGCGGTCGCGCCGCAGCGCGTTCGGGTCCGGCGGTGGGCCGGACCGGGATCGTGCACCGCCACTTGCCATGGTGGATACTCCTCCGCCGCATCGCGCGGCATCGGCTGGTCGTCACATCGCGTGACGGTCGGAACTCATGAACCTGGCTGACCAAACAGCCACC